TCGTGGAGTTGGTTCTAGCTCTGGAAATTATACAATTACAGGTAGCAATACATACAATAATATTTCCATAACCGCCCCTGTAGGTAGCGGTATTATTAGTTGCTCATTTTCAGCCAACCAAACAATCAACGGCACATTGACCTGTGCTGGCGCATCCGCAGTACGGCGCATTTTCTTACAATCCAACACCATCGGCACTCCGCGAACCCTGACGGTCAACGCCATTTCTGCCACTGACTGCGACTTCCGCGACATTAACCTTGCTGGCGCAGCATCAGGCGCATCGCCCACACGCGCAGGTGACTGCGGCGGCAACACAGGCATCACGTTCCCTGCACCCAAAACGGTGTATTGGAACCTTGCTGGAGCGCAGCAATGGAGTGCTACGGCTTGGGCGCCATCGTCTGGTGGTACACCTAACATCAATCAGTTCCCTCTGGCACAAGACACTGCGGTGTTTGATAACACGGGCAGCGTAACAGGCACGATCACAATTAACGCCGCATGGAATATCGGCACATTTGATGCATCGCTGCGTACCAGTGCAATGTCTTTATCTACTTTATCCAGTGGTTTTGTAGTTTACGGCAATTGGCAATTTGGTTCTGGCGTGTCAACTGTTGATGCTGCAAACTCCATTTCATTTCAAAAAAATGGCACGCAAACCATTACCAGTAACGGTCGTCAGTTTGTTTGTCCTGTAACCATAAACCATCCACTTGCAAACGTCCAACTCGCCGATGCACTGTCTTTAGGGGCGACAAAAACCCTGACCATTACTAGGGGGACGTTTGATGCTGTTACCTATAACGTAACTACGGGTGCTTTTAGTAATAGTTCCACATCAAACACGTTAAGGATGGGTTCAGGTACTTGGACTTTGTCTGGTACTGATACTGTATGGTTACAAGCCTCTACCTCTACTCAATTTGTTGGAACCTCAACAATTGTCCTATCTAACACTTCAAATACTGCACGAAGTTTTATTGGCGGCGGTCTTTATTACAACAAACTCACCGTTGGTGGGACAACGGGAACATCAACACTGTTAATTGTTGATCCAAATACATTTGGCGAACTTGCTTCAACTAAAACAGTAGCGCACACCATTACATTCACGGCTAGCACCACTACAACAATCGGCAAATGGGCCATCACCGGAACGGCGGGTAACGTGGTTACCGTCAACTCAGGCACAGCAGCCACAGCGTTTACCCTTTCCATTGCAGGTCCGGCAAACAGCGGCATTGATTACCTGTCTATTCGTGATTGCACGCTCGCTATCTTCAGTCCGGGTGAACTCTATGTTGGCGCGAACAGCACAAACGTCTCCAACAATACCCGCATCCTTTTTGCCGCAGCTCCCACCCCCAGAACGCTGTACTGGGTGGGCGGCACGGGCAACTGGTCATCTATAGCCAAGTGGGACACAACATCTGGAGGCGGCGGCGGTGCGGCCATTCCCACTTCACTGGATGCGGTTATCTTCAACTCCGCTTCCAACGCTACAGCCTACACAGCCACGATTGATGGGGGCATACCAATTGCCAGATGTGCTTCGTTCACAATGGCGGGGCCCGCGTCGGGCAACGTGACCTTTGCCGGTTCGACGTTTATATCTTTTCACGGAAATGTGAGTTTTGCTGCTACAGGGGTCACGCGCACGCACACGGGCATAATGTACTGGGCGGGCAACAGCAGCTATACGTTTACGTCTAATGGACTAACTTTTACTTCTGGCAGTAATATAGTCGGGGTTGGGTCGTCTTGGGCACTGGGGAGCGCACTAACCGTTGGTTCGCTTGGTATACTTCAAGGCTATTTTGATACCTCAGCATCTAGTTATGCAATAAGTGCTTCATCAATTTCGGCTACCCACACTAACGTGTGCGGTATTTCCCTTAACAATAGTTCTCTTACTATGAGTGGGGTAAGCGCGCTGGGTTTTGGCACCACCACTGTAACCGGTTTTTCTTTTTCTGCGGGCACTTCATCGCTATTTTTCACTAACAGCGCAACTACTTTTAATGGAAATAACCAGACTTTTTACAACGTCTCGTTTTCAGTGGTTGCGGTACAGAGTACCGTTACTATTAACGGATCAAACTCTTTTAACAACTTTTCTATAACAGGGACAACTACCCTCGTTGGGGTAAGGAACCTTGCTTTTTCGGCGAATCAGGTAATTAACGGAACCTTGGCTATAAGTGGGGGCGATCCAACCAAAAGAACTTTTGTTCTGTCGCCAGATATTGGCAGCGCACGGACCTTAACCGTTGGTTCTTTTGCGGCGGGGGCCCAAGACGTTGATTTCCGTGACATCACCATTGCTGGTGCTGCTGCTCCAATCTCCGGCACTCGGTTTGGTGATGCCAAGGGCAACAGCGGCATTACGTTCCCTGCGGCGAAAACGGTTTATTGGGCTTTAGCAACCAGCAACAACTGGGGCAATACCGGAGCAGGTTCGTGGTCTGCAACAAACGGCGGTTCGGCAGCGGCGGATCAGTTTCCTCTGGCACAAGACACGGCGTTTATACCGTTTGCTAGACCCAACAGTGGTCAAACCATTACAGTCAACGCCAACTACAACATTGGCACACTTGACATGAACGAGCGTAACGGCAGTGCGCTGGTGACGCTTGCAACGGCTGACAGTCCTACGGTTTACGGCAACTGGACCAACGGAACGGGAACAACGCTGACGGGTACGAACAACATTACGTTTGCCGGACGAGGAAGTCAGACAATTACGAGTGCCGGAAGGACGTTTGCACCGGCAGTAATAACAAATTCACCGGGGGGAACCGTAACACTACAAGATGCGTTTACCTGCACCAATCTTTCTGCGGATTGCGCTATAGTTAGCGGCACTTTTAATGCTGACATATATAATGTTACTTTATCTGGCAGATATGTATTATCTGGAACCGCAGTAAGGACGCTTGCGGTTGGTGCAGGGACTTGGGTTATTGCCGGATCAACCAACCCGTGGGTTGCTACCACAAGTACCAATCTTACAGTCACCGGCACAGGCACGATCAGCCTTACGTCTGCATCTGCCAAACCCTTTGCTGGCGGCAGCGTAAACTACTCCGGCATTACGCTTGACCAAGGCGGTGCTGGCGCATTGACTATCACGGGCAACAACACCTTTAAAAACATAACCAACACCTACAGTGCCACGGGCGCTACAACGATTGCTTTGGGGGCTACAACACAAACCCTGACAAGCCCTTGGACAGCAACAGGCGAAGCAGGGCGGGTACTGACCATCAGCGGCACATCCGCAGCATCTCCCGGCACGTTGATCTTTAGCGGCGCAGGACAAGCGGCCAACGTAGATTATCTGGCAATCAACAACGTCAGGGCATACGACCTTGTAGACGAGTGGTACGCAGGGGCTAACTCCACCAACGGCGGTTCGCTGGGTTGGTACTTTGTTGCCGCAGGCGGTACGGTTTATGCCGTTACCATCACTGAAACTGGGACTGGTACAGACGCAATTACTGCCAAAGTCACTCTGCTTGGGACGATCAGCGAAACAGGCACCGGCACAGATTCAATTTCCAGCAGTTTCTTATTTTTGGGTGCAGTTAGTGAGTCGGCCACAGTCACTGATTCCAACTTTGCAAAGTTCCAGCCAAAAGCAAACATCACCGAAACGGCTACCGGCTCCGATGTAGAGTCGGCAATTTTGAGCGCAATTTCGCTGATTGCAGAAACAGCCACAGGTTCTGATACTGACTTGGCTCGGCTGGTAGCTGGTGCTACGTTAACCGAAACGGCAACTGGGACAGACACGGATGCCGCCGCGCTAACTGTTGGGCCAACTATTACAGAAACTGCCACAGGATCGGACACGGAAACCGCTCGGTATATTGCCCATCCCGTTATCAGTGAAACAGCCACTGGATCAGATGCAGATGTTGTAAGATTAATTGTTAGGCCAGCAATCATTGAGGCGGCTACAGGTTCTGATACTGACAGCGCCAAATTAACTGCTAACTCCAATCTTAGCGAAACCGCTACGGGGTCTGATACCGACAGTGCAAGAATGACCGCTCAGTCTGTGATCGCAGAGCTTGCCACCATTACGGACGCCGCATCAGCTAGAGCAACGCTTCTTGCCGCCGTTATTGAAGCGGCCACCATCACTGACCTGCCATCTTCCATTAAGGGTCTGTTTGCCTACATCCTTGAGTCTGTAACCGCGACAGATTCAATTAATGCGCCGGGCAGTACGTATAACCCCTCGTTGAGTGAGACCGCCACAGCTACCGATAACATTGTTGCTCTGACGGTGTTTGTCGCCCAAATCGTAGAGGCTACTACCGCTGCCGATGTTGTTGCTGCGTTTAAATCGTATTTCTCCGCAGTTTTAGAAACTGCGTCTGGATCAGATTCGGTTGCGGCCCAGTTCACCGCCAAGTCAATTATTACTGAGTCTGCTACAGGATCTGATACTGAAACCCCTCAGTTGATAATGCGCCCATCTGTCAGTGAAACAGCAACCGTATCAGACGCGGATGTTGGTCGTATTGTGTTTCCCGGCAATATTGCTGAGTTGGCTACAGCCGCAGATACAGATTCGGCCCAATATACAACCCGCCCAAACATTGCAGAAACAGCCACCGGCACAGACGCACCCAGTGCAAGAGCCACGTTCAGCTCTAGCCTCATTGAGTCCAGCACCGTTCAAGATATTGTTCAGGCATACCTAACAGCGGTGGGTGTTATTACCGAGTTGGCCACAGGTGCCGATCAAGTTAGTGCCTTAAGAGCTTTGGCTGTTGCAATCTCAGAGACAGCATCTACTACAGACACCGTGGCGGCTAAGGCTATTTTCCAAGGCATCCTGCAAGAACTTGCTACAGCCCAAGACGCAGTCAATGCTCCGGGTTCTACATACAGCGCTCCAATTGTAGAGCTGGCTACCCTGCTCGATGCTGTGCTGGCAAGAGCAACATTCCCGGTCAGTTTAAACGAGACAGCCACAGGAACCGAGGCAGTCCAAGCCACCTTTATCCCTTACGCTAGGATTGTTGAAACTGCGACCATTACGGATGCGGCATCGGCATTGGCTATTTTTGCGGCACGGACAGTTGAGTCGGCCTACATTACGGATCAAGTATCTCCTCCCGGCTCAATCTACAATCCTGTGGTGTTGGCGGTTGCTCAGCTCTTAGATCAGGTCAGCCCACCCGGAAGTATCTACAACGCGCCGGTGTTAGAGTCAGCAACAATCTCAGACAGCCTGATTGGTGGCTTCCTCTGGATTGATGTTAACGATGACCAAATTGCCAACTGGGGTGATATAAACAATGTTCAGACAACAACATGGTTGGCAGTAGATGACAGCCAGACAACAAACTGGCAAAATGTCAACAACACGCAGACATCTGGCTGGACAGATGTAAACGATACCCAAACACCGGGTTGGACCCCGATTCTTCCGTAAGGATTTACTATGTCAAGCAGCTTTTCCAATCTTAAATTTGAGCTAATCGGCACGGGCGAGCAGTCCGGATCTTGGGGTACAACCACTAACTCCAACATCGGCACGGCCATTGAAGAGGCAATTGTTGGCATGGATACTGTGAACTTTGCCACGGATGCCAATAAAACCATTACGTTAACAGACACGACAGCCAGCCAGTCTGCACGTAACTTTGCTTTAAATTTAACTTCTTCTGGCAGTTTGACTGCGACCCGTACATTGTTTGTACCAGCGATTGAAAAACCATATTTGGTGATTAACAACACAACCGGTGGGCAGTCCATCACAATCAGCAACAGCAGTGGTACAGGCGTAACCATTCCTAATGGACGCCGTGCATTTGTATACAACGATGCAACCAATGTTAAGCCCGCAGATACGGTAATTTACAGTGCTTTGCTTTCAGGCCAAACTGCCAATAACGTGACAGCTGTTGCCGCCTCTGACATTGATTGCTCCACAGCCACCTACTTTACAAAGACGGTCGCAGGCTCAACAACCTTTACTTTTAGTAATCCACCCGCTACAGGAACGGCCTTCGGGTTTACCTTGCAGTTAACTTACACAAGTGGTGCTATTACATGGCCTGCTTCTGTGTACTGGCCTAACAGTGTTGCACCATCTTTTTCTGCGGGAACTAAGGCTTTGTTGATGTTTGTCACTAGCGATGGCGGCACTGTATGGCGGGCTGCTTCTTTGACTGGCTACGCAGCTTAAGGAGTTGGCATGGACATTACGAGCACTCTTCTGGCGGCAGCCAGCGCAGGGGGAACTCAGCCCGGCGTAACATGGACTAACAATGCGCCTAGTCCAGCTCCAACAGTTCGTTGGTATGACTCTGCATCAAATGGTACAGTTTCTGTCATGGTCGGTAGTGATAATGTTTTGTCCTACAGTTCGGACGGTGTCAATTGGAGTTTGTATACCGTGTCCCCATCGGCTGGTGGTTTTGCAACAGGCATTAATTACGTTAATGGGAAATTTGTGCTTTGGGGCACATTGGGGTATTTTGCAATTAGCACAGACGGGCTAAGTTGGACTCAAAAAACCGCTCCTGTTGCGGCCACTATTTATGGTGTCGCGGGCGATGCAACCAACATGGTTGCTATCAGCGGATCTTTTTCTTACAAAACAAGCGATGACGGAACTTCGTGGACCACAGGAACATCTATTGGATCGGCCGGTTTAACATATGGTCGATCTATTGTTTACGCTAGTAGTTTGGCGTTGTGGGTTATGAGTTATGATAGATATGCGTTTTCTAGCACGGACGGATTGGCATGGACGCGTAGTGCAGTTTTAAGCCCTTATTCAACATCTTCTACATGTATTGCATGGAATGGATCAATTTTTGTGGCTGTTGTTTGGACTGCATCGGGGCTGTCCACTTATTCAACTACAAGTTCCAACGGAACATCGTGGACAGCTGCATGGAATGGTGGAAGAATAAGTAGAGTTCAGTGGGACGGAAGTAACTTTATTTATCGAGATACTTTTAATTTTTTTTCCAGTGCGACCGGAACAAGCTCCCCAACAGTTATTGGAAACCCTCCGTATGGGTTTACGTGTACACCGGCATTTTCATACCAAGAGAAAATATCTTTTGCTGCAACAGGCCCAAAGTATATTATTCCCGGATGGGCAGGTGCATCTTATCCACAGTACCCAATTGCATATACAAGTACAACGCTAGCAACGGGTGGATTTACCCCCACATATTACCCAAACATTCCGCCATTTTTTCAGGCGACTGATGCTGCGTATTTCAATTCCTTGTACCTGCTGGCGGGGCCATCGTTGTATGGAACCACTAACATCCTTGCTTATTCTAGTTCTAACAAAACAACTTGGACTGCAGGTAATGGGTTAAGCGGCACTAATGCTGCATCTACCACTAACATTCGTTTTGTACAGTCTCCATCTGTGTTGTTGGCGTTCTCAACAGATGGTACTTGCTTTCCTGCACGTACAACAGATGGTACGACATGGACAAACCCTAGCGGCGTTAGCCCTTCCAATAGAAGCATTACGTGGGGCGGGTCAAGTTTTATTACTGTAAACTCAATTACAGGTGATGTACAGACATCATCCGACGGCGCAACGTGGACAACGGTGTCATCGTCTGGGCCATTTACAGGTTCCGTTGGGTACCTTGTGTCGGATGGCGCATCTTTGTATTACTACAAGTCAGACAGTTCAGCTATGGCTAAGTCCAGCGATGGTGGCGTTACATGGATTTATTTCACTCCGACCAATCTCCCACCAAGCGGTTTGACTGATGTTATTTATGCCAACGGCTTATTCTTGGCTTGCGGTACAAATCCATCAACAGTTACAAATTGCGTGGCATATAGCACTGATGGCGTGAGTTTTACACAAGTCGATGCAAAAGTTTCTGTGGCTTCTAACTTGTATTACAACGGATTTAACTTTGTTGTAGTGTCTCAAACGACTGGCATTGCCACAAGCGCAGATGGTATTAATTGGGTTTTAAGAACCTCCGTAACTTCTCCCGGCGGTGTTGTGTATGCAAATGGCGCGTACTTGGCTGGTGGTTCTATAGGTCAAACAATCACATCGTAGTTTAAACATGATTGATCCGATCACGGCCCTAGCCGGTATTCAGTCTGCAGTAAAACTGATTAAGCAGGCGTCCAAGACCGTGGACGACGTGGCCTCGCTTGGGCCGATGCTGGGTAAGTATTTTGATGCCAAGTCAACTGCTGCTAAGGCTGTTGTAGAGTCTAAGAAAAAGGGTGGTTCCTCTATGGGGACTGCGCTTCAGATTGAAATGGCGCTTGACCAAGCCAAGACGTTTGAGGCTGACTTGCAGATACTGTTCATGCAAGCGGGCAAGATTGATGTGTGGAACAAGATTAAAGCCAGAGCGCAGGCTATGGATGTGGAGGACGCCCACAACGCCAGACGCGAGAAGGAAGAAGAGAAGAAGCGTAAACAGAAAGAGCAGGAGCAACTAGAGTTTGGCCTGATGCTGGGTGGTCTTGCGATCCTGTTGTTTATGTTGTACGTTGGAATCTATGAGGTTATGGATCACTGTGCAAAAGTTAGGTGCGGGCGGTGAATGAGTACCAGAGAGCCGCTGACATGACCTTCAAGATTGTTGGTGCTTGGTGGGGCGCGAATCTGTTTTTGGACTTTATCAAGATACTTCCCAACTTTATTTCGGACAAGATTGTGAATAAAGTACTTGGAATGGTTGGTCTATGAGTGACGAGAAGCCAGCAGACGTATTGAGTAAGGTGCTGTCCTATGTAGACAGCCCGTTTAAACTGTTTGCGCTGATACTCATGGCGGTGTTTGCTTTTTCTGGATACTTTGTCTGGCAGAACCAAGCCTTTTTGTTTGAGGCGTACAAAGAGAATAAGAAGCTACCAACGATTGCAGAGGACAGGGCGGAAGACGTTGCGGCGCATTTGTTTAAGAACACCAATGCGGCGGTGGTGGCGATATTCAAAGTCAACCCTTTGTTTGGCACAAGGGTGCTGTACCGTGCGTATACCCGCGAGGGCAGGGACAGAACCCATGAAGGTTTAGACGTAGGCTTGTTTACACAGAGTTCAGCCAACAACCGCGATGTGGTTGCGTTGATGGCCAATGAGATACCTTGCAGTGAATATGCCGCGCCCCAAAGCGAGATTGGATTGTGGTATATCGACAAGGGCGTAACTTTTGGATGCCGGGTCAGTGTGCCGCCAGAGCAGGGCCGGTTTGTTGGACAGATTACGGTCGGGTGGGAAAAAGAACCCAAGGATTTAACTAAAGCCATAGGGATGCTGCAGATTGCAAGTACTATGCTCAGTAAAAGTAAACAGTAAAGGATCATTATGCTGACACTACTCTCCACGCTAATTTCGTTTTTAATGGGCGGTTTGCCCAAGATTCTGGAATTCTTCCAAGACCGAGCGGATAAAAAGCACGAGTTAAATCTTGCCCAGATGCAGATCACCCGTGAGCTTGAACTACGCAAAGCAGGCTTTGAGGCGCAGGAACGCATTGAAAACATCAAGTCAGAACAGCTTGCCACAGAGAGCGCGGCCAATACCCAGCAGGTTCTGATTGGCGCACAGCAGGCAGAAATGCAAGCCGTCTACGCCCACGATATGAGTTTAAACGAGGGTACATCCACATGGATGAAGAACCTCCGAGCTTCTGTTCGCCCAGTTATCACCTACGGCTTCTTCTTCCTGCTGTTGTTTATTGACATCGGTTTGTTTGCTTATGGCTGGAGCCGTGGTGTGCCATTCACCGAGTTGGCTGAGATGCTGTGGGACTCTGACACCCAAGCATTGTTTGCCTCAATCATTGCGTTCCACTTTGGTGGCCGGGCGTTTGGGAAATGAAAATCTCAGACAAGTGTTTACACATGATCCGCCACCATGAGGGCGTGAGGGTAAACCCGTATAAATGTCCAGCAAAGCTTTGGACAATCGGGGTCGGCCATGTCATGTTCCCAGAGCAGGGAAAGCTCAAGATAGACCAGCGGGATGCGTTTACACCACCCGCAGAAGCCATGCGTAAATATTCAATGGAGGAAGTAGATGCAATACTTAGGGCAGACCTTGCTCGCTTTGAGAAAGGCGTGGCTACTTATTGTCCTGTGCCTCTTACTCAAGGACAGTTTGATGCGTTGGTATCATTTTCCTTCAATGTGGGGCTAGGCACATTGCAGCGTTCAACTCTGCGCCAGAAGGTGATGCGTGGTGACATGGAAGGTGCGGCGGAAGAACTCTTGAAGTATTGCATGGCGGGGGGTAAAATTCTCAAAGGGCTGCAAAAACGTCGCATCGACGAACGCGCCGTGTTTCTTTCGTAGGACTGCCGATGCTGAAAAAACTTACCCTGAAAGCCGGTGTAAACAGAGAGAACACTCGTTACACATCTGAAAACGGATACTATGTGTCCGACAAGGTGCGCTTTCGTCAAGGTACACCTGAGAAAATCGGTGGGTGGACACGCATTTCAGCCAATTTTTTCCTTGGGGTTTGCCGTTCTTTGTGGAACTGGGTGACGTTAGGCGGCGCTAACTTATTGGGCGTTGGTACCAATTTAAAGTTCTATATTGAATACGGCGGTACGTATTACGACATCACCCCACTGCGGGTAGTTCCAGCCCCCACAATTAACAACAATCCTTTTGCCGGTAACGGGACAACCACAGTTACAGTAACCGATACCGCTCACGGCGGGGTAACGGGCGACTTTGTCACATTC